CTGCGTTCTTCTTACTGATGAAATGATTAACGAATACTACGAAGATTTAACAGAAGATGAAGCAGATTTCATTCTCGATTTATACGAGGTCGTCAATAGATTGGTGTACAACGGCTACCCTGTTACACTCGTGCGATTGGGATTCGAGCTTGGCATAAGTGCAGCTGAACTAGCGGACCACCTTCCTGTAATCCTCACGATACTTAACAAAGTAGAAAAAGAATATGCCGAGATACGACAAGACTTTGATTGAGAAGGAGGCTATCCTATCTGCTCAACAAGGTAAAATAACGAACGAACTCGGTAAGTTTATTCTGCAAAGAAGCATAGAGATAGCAAGCTCTGCATTTGTAACGGACGGCAACAAAGAATTGCAGCAAGCTCTGATAGATGCGGCTGTAATGAGAACGTGCGAGAAGTTTCTGTATTACTATCTGCAAGGGAAGTCTGCAGCTAATCTTATTATCTCTATTATATACAGCACAATGACCAACAAGATAGTATCACTAAACCATAGTGATGTGTATGGTCAAAAGATAAAAGGATACCTCACCTTTATAGAGGACGGTGAAACCGTTACCAAATTAAAACGGTATATTAAAGACGATTATTTAAGTGAGAAATTATAATGATTGATATTTATAACGATTGGTTTATAGTTAGTGGGGTAGGATTTTTATTCAGTTACCTGTTTATATTTGAACCTTATGGATGGGTGATGGAGAGATTCTTATCGTTTAAGCCATTTAACTGCGTTCTGTGCCTTTCTTTTTGGTGTGGGCTTATCATCTATTCACTCTTAGAAATGAACCCGTTATACGCCATTTATTCGAGTTTGATTGCAGAATTAACCTATAGAAAGCTAGTCAGTGAGTAAAGAGAAAAATGTAAATTCTAATAGTGATTGGCTCTTCCTTTATTGGGATGAGCCTATTTTTTCTAACTCTAATACTAACGACAATGCCGATACCTGTTCCCAATCTGAAGGAGACACGCCCTGAATTTATAGAAAGATGTATGAGTAACGAATCAATGATTGATGAATATCCTGACAATACTCAACGACTAGGCGTATGTTATACCTCTTGGACTTCGGAAATTAAAAAAGTAAAGTAGCCTATGGATGGACTAAACACAGACTTTCACTTCTTCTTTGAATACAGGGAGTTCGATTCTCCTGACATCAAAGACTCTTATGTTAATATGAACGTGGGTTTTCTTAACAAGCTTACAGAGGCTCGTAAGAAAGCCGCTATTGCTTTTAAGATTACTAGTGCGTACAGAAGCCCTGAACATAATGCAAAGGTGGGCGGTGTAAACAACAGCAGTCACGTACACGGATGTGCTGTAGACATCTACGCTCCTACATCAAGACAGAAATATATTATTATTAACTCTCTTCTCGAAGCAGGTTTTAACCGTATTGGCGTGGCAAAGAACTTTATCCACGTTGATAACGATGCCTCTAAAACAGAAGACGTAATTTGGACTTATTAATGAAAAATGATTTTGAACTAAGCGATGACTTCGCTGACTTTGTAGATGAACTTACTAATGACGAAAAAAATGACAACGCCTGTAGCATTGACAACCCTGAGTGCGAGGCGTGTGGTTCTTAACTATGAGCGGATTATTAGGCAAATTAGGACTCAAGGCAGTAAAGGAAACTGCAACTGCGGTTGCGGATGTGGTAGATAGATTTGTTGCCAATCCTTCTGAGAAAGAAGCTGTACGTGCAGCCGTTGAAAAGGAAATATCTAAGAGGTGGAATAGTGATATGCACTCCGACTCTTGGCTATCTAAAAACATTAGACCGTTAACTCTAGCAACTGTAATTATATTCCTAGTACTTATGACCTTCTTTGAAGGGTTTGGTATTAGTAGTGTTGATGAAAGATGGATAGGGTTATGGGAAATGGTAAGCGTAACAGTGATAGGCGGGTACTTCGCAGTAAGAAGCGTAGACAAGCGAACGAAGATAAAGTAAAGTGGTGCGAAAATGCACCAATAGAATGTACCTGTTTAGGTACGTGTAAACAAAAGGGAGGACGTTAGTCCTCCTTTCTTTTTTTATACAAGTCGTAAGACCTTTGCACCGTATAGACAATAGACACTACAAGCAGTAATAGTTTAAGGGTATCTTCCACAGCAGAAAAAGATACAGCAAGAGTAATAGAATTGATAGCGAATATTTTGAGGTCAGTAGGCTGCATTAGAGTAGGGCAATCATCATAAAGTTAGGTACAATCTGAGTATCACAACCTGCGTTAATCATCAATTTTGCTCCATCATTCTGTACATCTTCATTGATTACAAAGAACGTCTTCGTTCCTGAGTAATGGTGTGTAGTAGATTGCTGTCTCATTGTTCCATCTGCAACGTAAAGGTCATACCCTCCAAAGGCTGTAAACCTAAAGAATATATGTGCCTCTTCGTTAGAGGATGAAGGCACAAGCTCTATATCATAAGTAACGTGTACAAGTGTACCAATAGGTACGCCTGACAAATCAATAACTCCTGTGGTTGTGTTATATAAGTCGTGGTCAAGCCACTCAGGAGAAAACCTCTTGTCTTCAAAAGGTCCGTTCCCGTCTAAGATTACTGTGGTATCAGTGTCTTGTAATGCGGTGTAAGTAGTTGTTCCGCTATCGGAATAATTTTCAAATCTATTAGAAGCTGTAGGACCAGCAGCATTGAAAGGAAAATAAGTAGCAGTGCCGTCATTATTTGCTCTCTTGATATGAGCGTAATGGTCTTCCTCGTGGAACTCCAAAGAGTATGTACCGCTCTTCTTAGCTGTAGAACCCCCAACATTTATCAGCTTCTTGTCTTGCATTATAAGTCGTATGTTACTCCCCCGTCTTCACAGGTCGTATCCGTGATACCATTTTTAGGGTAGAAGACAGAACCTTGGTAGGTATCCTCTTCGTTAAATAAGTCATTGTTGCAACCATCGGCAGTAGCCACAGCTTTGAGTATCGGATTATCAAGTATGTAGTTTGTGATGCGTTTGTTGATGTAAGAAAGCTTACTATCAATAGTAGAAGATAATGTGTCAAGGATGTATTGGTCTTGTTTAGCTTCCTCGTTCTTAGTACGTGCAGCCTCAGTTCTCAAAATACTAATAGCTGCTTTAGCAGAATACATAGCCAGCGTATACTTCACCAACTTAAACAACCCTTCCTCAGAAGTAGATAGCTTTTGGTCCTTTACGTGTTCTTCAATTCTTTCGTACAAGCAAGTGCCTAGCAAGTCTTGAATAGAAGTAAACTGCTCAAGTTGGATAATAGACAACAAAGCACTTCTGTCCATACGCTTAGGTAGTGGGAAGTTCTTGTACAAGTAGTTGTCGTCTATGAAAATTACATCAACCATAATTATACGTCTTCAGTGTTTGCACCCTTAATGCTCTCTAAGTTGATAGCTTCCTCAACAATAGAAAGGTTCATAGCATCGTAGCCTACAGTTGCAAAGATTCTGTTTACAGAGTCTAAAAGAATTTCCCTGTTCGGAAGCGTTTCAGTAGCTCTAAAAATTTGGTACGCTGTAACCAATTCGTTACCCGTTCCTCCGAGTTTACCCGAAACCATAACACCAAACAAAGTAGGAGAAGTGACGTTATGAGCGGTAAGTATTTTAGCATCGTTAAGTTTTGATAGCACATCGATAGTCTTGTCTAAGTTAGCGACATCTAATGGCTTAAACTGTGGAGCATCTTCCTCTTTCTTTACCCAAGAGACAATGAAGTTATCAGCCTCAGGTCCTGTAAAAGATTCTTTGAACTTATTGTATTCATCACGCTTCTGTTCTGCGCTCATATTTCTACCAATGAAGGTAGCTAATACTTTAGGACTAAAGCCGTTTTCTGCGCTGTTCTTAATATGCTTACCAAAGCTAAAGTCAGAAGCAATGTAATGGAAGGCAGAAATGTAATTAGGAACTCCGTAGTAAGGGTTTCCTGAATACGGATTAGTTACATACAACAAAGCCTCAGTGCCTGACTTATCAAACTTATTGAAAGCCTTAATCTTTCTAGGCTCGTTGTGTTGTACAGAATTAGCTCCATAGCCGAAGCTTCTACGTACAATGTAGTGTGTTACCTCACCCTTATCGTTTGGCTCTGCTACACGTACTCCCTTTGGGTCTATAGACTTTAATTCAAGTATCTTCTTACGACTCTTATCCCAGCGAACATACAAAGCTAGTGCGCCCTTATGCTCGTATTGGAAAGCAGCGTGTGTTAATACCTCGTACAATCCTTTGTTGTTACCACCACAGTGGTTAACAAAAGCTTTAAGCTCCGCTTTAGCTTTATTGCTTGTAGCAAATTCATCGCTGTAGGAGATGTCGTTACCTACAACCATCTTTGCCTTCTTAGTTAAGATACCACTATGTACAGGAGATTGACGTAACATCTTCTCCAATATAACGGGGAAGTCATCGTTTACGCCAAACTTAATGTAATCTCCTAATGTGGTGTGTCCTAACTTATACCTTCCATTAAGGTCTTCAATAGAGTTCTCTAACTCATTAGTAGCGACACTATGCTCAGTAGCTTGAACATAAGTGTTGGAGGCGAAGTATTCTGTTATGTTGCTTAATAAACCCATATGTTATAATTTACAATTTATAGGTCGGTAAACCTAACAGTGTCGGCATAAATGCCGCTACCTGATTGAGTAATAGTATAGTCTTCAACCTCCGTAATAAAGGTATAGCTTTTACCGTTGTTCGTTAAAGTAAGTAAGTATTCCCCTCCGTTTAAATCATTAGACACCAAATCAATATTAATTCTAATAAAATCTTTACAAGAATCAAGGTTGTTTAGGTCGGTGAGATTTGTAATAGTAAGGCTATCAGAACCTACTACCTTTTCTAACGTAACGTCAAAAGAGTTTGTAGTGAAGTCTCCAAGCTTTACAAAGGATAGGGTGTTTACTACACCTACTTTAAGTCTTTTCATTATTCAGGTAAATTTCCACTGGGGGTTATAGTGCCGTCAGACAAATCTATATAACTATCAGTGCCATATTCTTTTTCTAGCTCCTTAAATATTGGAGATAGTTCGGCAGATGATTTATAAAACTCTTCCCAAAGGCGTTCAATTTCTTTTTTTATAGTTCGTTCACTGTTAACTAATTCAAATATTTGTGTTTTAATTGAATCTCTAACATTTGTTTTCTCAACAATACTCTGTAGTACAGACTCCTGTAGTTTTACTTTTTCAGACATTTTATAAAATATTTAATAACATCAAATATACAGCTTAACGTATTCTTTCGTTTAATTTACTCTCTAAAAATTGGTCTGCTTCCTCTTCTGTTCCTGTAAAAGCAACAATAGCATCTTTGTACCAAATATCCCAAAGAGTGCCTTCTTCGTTGTATTCTTCCTTTCTCCAATCTTCCATATTATAAAGATGTTAATGTTCCGCTAGAGGCGTGTAACGTCCACTGTCCTGCACTATCTGTAGGCGTTGCAGCTTCAGCTCTGTCTTCTAAAATTAAGTCTGTTGTAACGCCATCACTACTGCTAAATCTAGGGCTGCCCTGTCCATATATATCGCTAATCTCACTTGAGGTTAACACCTTGTCATATACCCTCATCTCATCGTAGCCTGAAGCATCACCTGTACCGCTATTGTAATCGTTACCAAAAGTTATCTCTGTAAAATCAAAGTTACTCCTTGTGCCGTTATTTGCTACAGCTTGATTTGTTAGTTCACCTGCGTTCCAATAAATCTTAAACGCATTACTAGCTGTAGACTGTGTTCCGTCATAAGTCACTACAAGGTGACAAAAATTATCGCTGTTTACATTACCACGTTGGCTAGTAACCCATCCTGTCGAAGAGCTAGTAACTCCTGTTACAGTTCCATTTGTTCCGTGCAACGCCCATTGTCTGTCAAAGTTTGTAGAATTTGAGCGGTAACGTGCTACAAATCTGTTAAAGTTAGAACTATAGTTTAAGAAAAAACGATTGGCACTTGTAGTAGCTCCTTGGGGGTATATATCAAAAAACAACAGATTGTCTTTACTTGTTCTATCTATCCTAAACCAAAAGCTTACAGACATCGTTTCAGAAGAACCGCTAATAGCAGGGGTGCTGTCTCTCCAAACAAGACGGTCATTAGCACCGCTATACTTCCAAAACTTAGTAGTATCAGGAGTTGGTGGTGGTGCTGAGCTATATCCATAGAACTCACTAACAGCATCAGGACTACTAAAACCTGCTGTATTACTCATTGAACGTAACGAAACGTTAGATAATGTTACCGATTGTTCAGTAGCAATATCCCCCAAAGAAAGTTGTCCACTACTCGGTAATGCCATCTAACTTATTTTCTAGTTTACTTACTCTGTTGCATAATTCTTTGTTTGCTTCGATAAGAACTGCTACGAGCTTTTCATAGTCTACAGTTTTGTAAACCTCATCGTCCATCAAAGGAAGTTTCTTCTCACGAACTATTTCAGGTATAACCTTTTCTACTTCCTGTGCAATAACACCAATTTCACGCTGTCCTTTTCGGCTACCGCTATTCCAAGTATACTCAACACCTCTTAACGAACATACCTTCTCACAAGCACTCTCAATGGTCTGTACATCGTCTTTTAACCTTTCATCAGAAATGGTTGTAGAGTATGCAATAACATCTCTATCAACGTGTAGGTCTCCATCGTTTTCAAGACGCATATCTTCAGAACCTGCGGTGTACCAACGGATTCCTATTGAAGCATCATAAAAAGTATAGTCGTGAGTATTTCCTGTGTATATATCAGTGGTGGTACTGTTTCTTCTTCTATCGTCCTCTAATCTAAACTCACTTCCAACTAAGGTTAAACCGTAATCTCCACCTGCAGTATAAGATGTTAAGCTAGTGTTTACCGATACATCTCCGTTGGAATCTACCTGTAAGACACCGTTTGTTAGGTCTTCAAACCTTACAGAACCGTCTACGTGCAACGTAGCGGCAGGACTTGAAACACGAACACCTAAGTCTCCATTGTTAATCTCTAAATCACCTAAGACTTTAGCCATATAACTTTATTTTAATTACGAACGTAAACCTGTAACTACCAAATCGTAATCACTACTTGGTAGTCCTGTAATGCTAATATCACCTGTAGTTGGGTTCATAGTAACATCAGCAAAAACTAATCTACCGCTATCTGTATTATCGAACAACTGAATGTTTGCAGGATAATCAACACCGTGTGTAGTACCTGCAACGCTAATAGAAGTAGCTGCTGAGTGTGATGAGGTGTATACCTTGTTCGTGTTTACAAAGTCTAGTGTACCATCTCCATCTTCATAGGTAACAGTAATACCTGATTCAGTATTTCCTGTAACCATACCTCCAACAAAGTCTTCTACTTGTTCTTCAGACAACTGAGTATCTGTAGAAGCAATAGTAAAGTTAGGGTAAGTACCTGTAATCGTTACATTTGAACCTGCTGTAAGTGCAACGGTTTGGTCAGGGCTATCGTTTACAATAGTCAATGTATCTCCTGATACACTTGTGCTGATTCCTGTACCACCTGAAACAGTAAGGGTATCGTTATTAGTATCTGCTACAGCAGTACCACTATCTGATGCTACATTCTTAAAGATGTTTTGGTCTGAACCTTTGTCAGTGTTGGTTAGGGTAACATCTCCTGAAGCACCCCCACCCGATAAACCTGTTCCTGCTGTAACACCTGTAATATCACCTACGTTGTTAGTATATTCAGAAGAGATAGGAATGTTGTAGTAGTTACTACCATTATTAGTAAACTCCCAACGGTCATTAGATTCGTTCCAACGGAACAATACATTTGTAGATGTACCACGCTCTACTTCAATACCTGAGTTCTCAGTAGGTGTTCCTGTAACGTCATTGTTCAATACAATGATATTATCACTAACAACAAGGTTATCAGTATCTACAGTAGTAGTTGTACCGCTTACTGTCAAATCACCGCTAATAATAATATCATTAGAGAATGTTTTATCCCCTGCGATTGTTTGCGCTCCTGAAGTACGTACTACAGTGCTGTCTACATCAATCGTAATTGTCTCGTTGGTAGATTGGTCAGTAGTAAAGTCACCACCTGTTTGAAGACCGTCTCCTGCACTAATGGTAATTGTAGCATCATTAGCGGCACTAGGAATAGTTGGTTTGTTAGTTAGGTCATCGTATGAGCCTGAGAAAGAGCTAGTACCTGCGCCAATCAATGTACGAACCTCTGCACCTGTAACTCCTGTTGCAAGTGTTGGTGTACCACCACCTCTGTTAATTGCAGGTTCTTCAGTGTTTGTTGCTCCGTCTGCTACATTTAGAATAGTACGAGCAGCACTAGCACTAATTACCTCTACATTTCCTGTTCCTGTAGTGTCACGACCCAAGAAAGAATCTGTAGCCATAGTAGCTAACTTAGCAAGAGTAACGCCATTGTCAGCCAACTGCGTCGTTCCTACACCACCTGCTGTAATTCCTATATCATCAGCGTTTACGGTAATACCTGTACCTGCACCAACATTTAGAGTGACAGCTCCTGATTGTCCACCGCCTGTTAAACCACTTCCTGCAGTTACACCTGAGATGTCTCCTGTTGCAGAACTTAGATTAATCCAAGCAGAGCCGTTGTAGAAACGAATCTCATTATCGTTGGTATTGTAATAAATTTGTCCTGCACTAGGTCCTGAAGGGTTAGTTGCAGAATTGTTTAACCTCGCATCAATAAGCTCGTTACTGTTTAAGTCTAGTGAGCCGTTGAGGTCTATGTTATTTAAAAACTTAATTGCCATTGTAAAAATTAATTAAAATATGCTTTGCCCGATACAGGCTGACTAAACTCTATTATAACTCTGTTGTTGGTCATATAATGAACTCTAGCAATTACTTCATAATCATTGCTATCCGTAATACTTACTGATGCTCTCTTACCTAAGTTATGTGTAATATCCCATTGGTCAGAAGCAGTGTTTTGAGTATGTGTATAGTGCTTATCACCACCTGCGCCTACAGCTACACCGCTAACAGTAACAGCATTTGGTGTAGTATTGGTTAAGTTAACAGAACTAATTTCCTGCTTAACAATCGAAACTTCGTTTGCTTCTGATAAGTTTATACTTACACTCATTACTCAGTAATATCTCCTTGTACAACAAATAAACCACCTAACCAAGTAGCTACATCACCTGTTGATGTTACTGTTGCTTGTAGGTCGTATTGATAAACTCCTGCCTGAACATTCATACCACTAGCAGCTTTCTTCATAAGAAGATTGCCAGCAGCATCTTTAGTAAAATCATTATCGCTAAATGTAAGAACAGCAGTTTTGTTTTTTGATTTTCTAACCTCACACTTAAATGTGTATATAGTAAGGTCGATTGGGTTATCGTTTGAATCTGTCCAATCCATATCTAACTTGAATGTATCGTTCTGCATACAAGTTATATCGAGTTCTTCTCTGACTACTAAGTTTATACTAGCCATACTACTCTTCTACTTTAGGTTCTTCTACTTCAGGTTCTTTAACCTTAACAGTTTTCTTAGGTTTCTTAAACCAATCTTTATTNAGCTTACCTACTAGCTGTGGAAATGGAGCGTTTACTGAAGGATGTTTTTCTACAGCAAAATCCTCACCGTTAGGATGTTNAATAACCTCTGTATTAACTCTATTGTCTTCTCTATTCTGACGAGCAAGAACAATGTTATTATAAGTCTCACAACTTTCTTTTGTTCCGATGTAATACATAATATATATTTTAAGAAAAAGGGAGGGAAGAAATTAATCAACCCTCCCTTGTATTAATTTACAAGATTTGCTATTATGCAGTTGCAGTAGCGAAGTCAGCTTCAGCAATGCTGTAAGACAATCCATTNTCCTCACCTGTTANAGTAAGTTGGAAGCGGTTTTTCTCACCACGTCCTGTTCCTGAATTTCCATCTACAGTTGAAGCGTATAGACCGTAGTCCAAACCACTAACGTGGTAAGTTCCAGCAGCAGTCTTTACAAAAGCAACCAATTCAGCACCGCCTTTAGCGATGTCATTCAAAGCAGTAATCTTTGTAGCATCCATTTTTGGAAGCTCTACAGAGATTGTAGGTACGGTAGTAGTAGTTCCGTCAGCGTTGACAGTTTTTACTTCACTAAACACAGAGAATCCATCTTTGTTACTGAAGCTTAGTTCTACAACGCCTGTTACAGCAGTTGCAGCACTAACAAGACGGTCAGCAGTGTCATATGTCAAAGCAGTGTCCGCATCAGAGCGGTTAGCAATGTGAAGTTCTAAAATACCACCAATACCCAAGTCATCACAAGAGTATGCAATATCAGCAAGAGTTACAGTACAAGCCATTTTTTATAGGGTATTAAAGGAAGGGCCGTAGCCCTTCCGTATTAGTTAATTAATTATGCGAAGTTCTTTGCGTATACGATTTCCTCACCCTTCAAGTAAGAGAAACCTAGCTTGAACTGACCCCAAATTTTGTCAGAAGACAATTCAGCTTCGTACTTCATATCGATAGCACGTACGTCATTGTAGTCATCTGTCAACATTACGATGTTTTGTGGAGCAGAGATAACAAACTCGTTAGCAGGCAATGAAGCCATATGGATAACTTCCATACCGTAGTAGTTAGGAATACCACCTTCTACAACACCTTGAGGTGTAGTAGTGTACAAACCAGCGATAGCGATTTGGTAAGCTTGCATAGCAGCAGTACCTAAGAAGTAAGAAGGTTTGAAGTCACGGTCAGCGTCACCGTAAACAGCTGCCAACATTACGTCACTCATTGTACCGTAAGCACCTTCCATCAAATCTAGGATGTTAGAAGAGCTGATAGTAGCGTTAGTATCGTAGTCCAATACGTCAGCATCTGCAGCCAACTCAGTGGTGATTTCAGTACCTGCTAGTTCCAAAGCCTTCTGTGCAGAAAGTTTTGCGAAGTAGTCAAATACCCAATCCTTAAATTCAGCATCCATAGTNTCAGGATTGTGCTGACCTTGCTTCAACAACAAACCACGGTAAGAAGACTCAAGTGCATCCTTACAGTTTAGGAAAGCCCACTTGTAAGTTTCAACAGTCATCTCTTTTTCACCTACTGAAGCAGTAGATTGAGAATCAAATACACAAAGGTCGTTACCGAAAGTCAATGAAGCATCAAAGATTGGTACGTTTACTTTAGCTTTTACACCATCAATTAGACGGAAGCGGTTAAGTACAGCCGCTGATTTTACCATAGCGTCAATGAACAAGTCTGGACGACGGTCACCGTATGGCAAGTTAGAAATAGTTACACTCATTTTATATAAGTTTTAAAAAGGATTCGTTTTACTTAATTTACAATAATTACTTGCGGTTAAAGAAGTTATTGATAAGATTTACCTTTTCAGGGGTAATGCTTTCAAAAACTACTGTCTTGTCTTCTACAGTTTCTTCTACCTCTTCAGCTTGTTGTTC